CAACATTAGCTGGCGAAGAAATGCTAGAGTTTCGCAAGGGCTGGACTGGAGATAAACTAGAAACTATTATGTCTGATATTGTTGCCAAGGAGAATATGGTTCCTGAGGTAAATAACCCAGAAGACATTTCGGACGATGATATGTCTGAAGAAATGTTGGAGGCGTAACATTGGAATATGAAATTTTAGAAGAAACATGGACTGTACTCAAAGAGTATATTAAAGAAAAACAAAGTGCCGCTGATCACTGGATCGGTAACTTAATAGAATCAGGTGTAGACGAAGAGGTTATCCTAGACCTAGCAGGAATTGACAAATACTTAGCTAACGCCGTGGAGTATAACGGCCTTGATTTAAATGATGAAGACGAAGACGAGACTGAATAAACATGATTAATTGGTACAGTAAAGTTACACAAGATCTCGGCAATATTCCAGGTTTCCTAGCTCACTATGAATCAGAGCTAGCTATGGCAAAGAAAGAAATAGGGATACACGGGCTAGTTGAGAAATCAATTAAAGAACTGCCTGCTGTTACTGAGATACGTTTTAGCCAACTACAAGAAGTTGAAGCTGTCCTTAATTTTCTCAATATCCAACTTCGTAAAATTAGGCGAAAGCACTTTGTTAAGTACCTGGAAAACTACCCAAGGGCTTTAACAAGTCGTGACGCTGAGAAGTATGTAGATGGTGAGGACGAGGTAGTAGACTTCGAGTGTATTATTAATGAAATTGCCTTGCTTAGGAATAAGTGGCTAGGCGTTATGAAAGGCACAGAATCTAAAAACTTTATGCTAGGACATATAGTTCGTTTGCGTACTGCTGGCATGGAAGATGTACAGGTTTAAAATGGATTTAGCGTATATTACCCAGATTAGACATGATTTTGAAATTGAAACTAATATAATGCTTACGACAATGAGAAAAAACGTTAATCTTCGCAGTCAAGGAGGCTGGCGTCGCTATAGAGATGTACAAGAAATGTTTAGTGAAACAAAAAAGTCTCTAGTTTTAGCAGAACAAGCAATAACAGAAGCCGCTGTGACGCCTAGTAAGAAGAATATCTTAAATGTTACGAATAGATTAGAATTCTTTAATGCCAGTTGGCACAATGCTAGAGAGCATTCACTAATAGGGGTGTTAAGTAATTAAGACTTTTCTTTTAGTACCTGGATATCTTCGGAGTTTTGGCTAATCTGATGGCCATTTAGTTCAGGCTTATGATTAAACACTACTTTTTCTAACTTTACAAAAGTAATTCTTTCGTTAGGAACGTACCTCCAGATATAATCTCCAGATGCTTTATTGATACCAAACACAGTCTGTGTCATTCCAATCTTTACGATCAAAGCCTGTTCGTCGTCCAGTAATACATGATCGCCTTCCTTAAACTGACTGTTCATAGAAAAAGCAATACCTTTTCCAAGTTTCATTATAAAATCTTTAAAAATAAATGCAGCGATAAGAATCGCTATCATACCCAGGAACGGTCCAATAAGTTCCGATAGTTGCAAGGCATATGCTTCTGGGTTATTTACTGCGGCGTTAAGAATATCCATACTACTATTTATTGCCTACAATTTTTGTCTAATACGTAGCCATTGCTCGCCGATCTCGTCAGCAAACCACTCTATATTAGCCATATCAATTAACCAATCTTCTCTGTATGGATACCTTGCCTCGTTAAACGAGCTAGTCACACCGTAGGCTAAACTATGTTCACTAACTACACTGGGAACACCTTGTATTACACTACTGACTCCTGCGTTGCTAGAATAGCTAACTGTTAGTGCAGTTTCGTTAAGTTGGTGCTCAAAATCAAAGCTATCATAGGTTTCATGTACTTGTTGGGCAATATTCCACTCACAATTTTGTTGTTTAAACCATTCTACGTCTTTTACTGGGAAATGTAAATTTTCTCTAAACCTAGGATGACTTCTAAGCACAATAGGTTTATCTGAATGTTTGCGGATCTCAGTAACAGTTTCTCTAAAGTAAGTTTCCATGTCAGGCATGTCTACCCACTGTTGGCTGTGTGCATGCTGGCCGCATACCAAGATGTATGGCTTGTCGACTTCTCGCCAAGGTTTCATCTCAATGCCTAACTTCTTGACCCTATCAGGATTTACACCCACATCTAGTGCAAAGTCAGCGTCACGGTTAATACCATTGATTCCTAGTTTCCAGGTTTCGTTACGTATTAACCCACCAACCTCAATTACTATAACTGGTTTACCTTGTGCGCGATATCGATCCCAAACTTCTTTATTTTTGCCCATTTGTCCAAACCATAGCACACTCCATATCAGAGCCGCATCAGCGTCCATTTTACCTTTAACTAAGGTGTCTGTTTTGGAGATTGCCTCAATGAGTTGTGGATATACCAGGATGTTGTTGCCTGGTAAGTTATTTGGGAAGTGACTTATTATCATTATAAATACCCTTAGTTATTATATACGCATATATTTATCAAAGGAATTATCCATGAATTTTAAAGTTTGCACAACCTGGCACAAGACAGGGTATAAAAAATACGGAGATCACTTTATTCAAGGATTTTGCCAGAACTGGCCTACCCAAGTAGACTTAACAATATACGCAGAAGATCACGAGCCTAACACTTACGACGCAAACAATATTAAAGTATTAGATCAACACACTACACTGCCTGACTTAAAGTCTTGGCAAGAACGACACAAAGACAACGACAACGCACATGGGTGGAATAGAGATCATTCAAAGAAAAGTTTTTTATGGGATGCTAGTAGGTTTGCCAACAAAGTTTTTGCAATATGGCACATGGTTGACAACACCGATGCAGATGTAGTAATATGGTGCGATGGTGATGTTAGAACACATTCTCCTATTACCATGGAATTTTTGCAGAGTATGGCTCCAGCAGAAGATGAATTAGTAACATACTTAGGCCGCAAAACTTGGCCTGAATGCGGTTGGATGATGTTTAATACACGACATCCAGACTTTAAAGAGTTTATGAAAGAATGGCGTTGGATTTACGAGAGCGACGACATCTTTAATCACAGTGAGTATCACGATAGTTACATATTTGGTGAACTAGTAATAATGTATAAAGCGCAGGGAACTAAGGTTAAAGACATTGGCGGCCCAGAGGCGTCAGGACATGTCTTTATTAATAGTCCGTTAGGCGCATACATGGATCATCTTAAAGGATTCCGCAAGGAGCTTGGCAGAAGCAACAAGAGTGACCTGCAAGGAAATTGGAGTCACACTGCTGAATGGTGGAACGATATGCAGCAAGTTAGCAAGCAGCAAATACAACAGGAAAAACTAAAAAATCCACACGAATATGATGCTACTCAACAGCAAAGAAGTGACGGAATAAAGAAATGATCCCAGTGTCGCAACTAGAGTTTAACAAAGATTTGTATGTTAAACAAAAAGGAGAGCTTATCTATGCTCATTATACTGAGCTAATGGATAATGTACTACATGCAAATTATGTTTATATGAAAGATTTTTTTCTTAAAACACAGTGCAGAACTGCTATTGATGTTGGATGCAGGTACGGCGAATACACAAATTATTTGCTTAAACACTTTGCACAATTAAAATGTTTTGAGCCTAACTCTGCTGTCCTGCATAATTTTAATCGTAACATACCCAAAGAAAAAGTGCAGTTATGGGATTGTGGTATTGGTGAGATCGACGAGGTTGTTGATATGAGCGGGTCATTGGTTGTTAACGAAATAAATGCTAAACTTAGGAACCCTGCAAAGACAAGATCTGGAGTACGAATCTGTACATTAGATAGTTTTAACTTTAGTGATGTAGATTTTATTAAGATAGACGTCGAAGGCCAAGAGCTCAGGGTACTTAAAGGTGCTGTTGAAACCATACAGATATACAGACCCATGATAGTTATCGAACAATGCGGCGCAGATGTAAAATGGGGATACGGAGATCAAGAGAATCAAGCTGGTGCATATTTACAAAATATAGGGTACGTAAATACGGGCAGATTTAAAAGTGATTACGTGTTCGAACCAAAGGAAATTCAATGAATAAATTAAGTGTATTACAGAACGTAAAAACTGTCTTTACCCATCCATACCCACATATTTGTATTGATGAAGCACTTCCGCAGAGTGTGTACGATGAACTGGATTCAACGTTTCCAGAGGAGTTAATATGTAGCACAACACCGCATGATGGTGGCATATGTTATCGCTACAAGGCAAAAGAGTGCGCACAAGAAGCACCTCCTGCCATATGGCAAGACTTCTTTGCATATCACACTAGTCAAGAGTATTTCCAAGAATGTGCTAAGTTATTTGAGCCCCACATTGTAGAAGCATACGGCGATGAATTTATGCACAATATGTTAACTAAAGATGTTAGTGTACGTGATGTAGACACTGGTGGACACTATGTAGCAGACTGTCAGTTTGTAGTGCATGAACCTGTGGATTCCTCAGGAACAAGTCGTACTCCGCATGTCGATAATCCTGTAGAAATATACGCTGGGCTCTTATACATGCGTCCTAGAACTGATAATTCAACTGGCGGAAACTTTACAATACATAAGACAACTGGAGAGATTAAAGAAGTAAACAAGAGCCTGGGTAGACAAGTAGACAATGATTTACATTCGCCTGTTAAAACAGTGCCTTATAACCGCAATACCTTTTGTATGTTCTTAAATGTTAAAGATAGTGTACACAGTGTTTCACCGCGTCTTCAACCAACACAGCGCAGACGTAGCATTAATATTATCGGCGAGTTTAACGGCACTGGTAAGATGTGGAAAGTTAAAGAGATTAAATCGTGAAATATGCTATAGGTAAAGTTAGCGGTGTTTTTATTGAAGACAACATAGCCACTAAGTGCTTTGGTATTAGAGGTAAGTTAGCACGGATTGACAAAAAAGCAAAAAGAGGCTCGTTTAAAGATTGTTATGATCGAGAAGTTGAATGCCTGCAACGTCTTCAAGGACACACAGGATTTCCTGTTATGAACAATCACATTGATGATCAGCTTATAATAGAAATGCAAAACTGCGGAGAAATACTATCCCGGGTCTGGGACCAGCATGATCTATCAGAGTATCTTGATCAAGCACACAGCATATGTGATGTTCTTGAACAGACAAATATTCGTTACTTTTATGCTACGTTAAATCCAGCCGCAAAACCATTTCCGGACTTTCCTCTTAGTAACCTATGTTTAAAAGATGGGGTGCTTTCACTGATAGATTTTGAAATGGCAAATCCAATGGGCACTAGGATGAGCAAAGAATGGCATCCAGACATGCAAGCATTTTGGGATAATTTTAATCCAGATAAATTTCGATCTTGGTTTATAGGAAGTTTGCAAGGAATATTTCCACAACAATGTTACGAAAGAGAGATGTGGAGAAGACTTAAAGTAGGAACAGACAGATCTGCGCAATACAAAAAACTAATGGCAATGAGCCCAAGAGAGGCCATGGATTCATTAACAGGTTTTACAAAACCATCTAAGTTAGTCCGCGCGGAGTGGGAGAAGTATCAAACATGGAAGTACCAAAATCAAGGAGTTACCAATAAATGACACAGCCAGGACTTAAACAACTTAGTGCATGGATGAAATATCAAAAGCATTATGGAATGGACGATGCGATAGACAGAGTGGAACGTATGCATCTTAAAGATGTATGCAAGCCTGAACATAATCTAGTAGACATTGGATGCAACGATGGATACATATCTATATTAGTGTCGCCGTTGGTTAAAGAAGTTACTGGTGTAGAACCACATGTTTCTCTTCCTACAAAAGAAAACGGCAAACCTAAAAACGTTAAATGGGCAAAAGTAGACTTTAATACGTTTTTAAAAAAAGATAAACTAAAGAACAAGTTTGACGTATTACTAAGTTTAGCAGTTAGTATACAGTTGCGTGACTTTGGCGACTTGTCTGAACAAGAGATCGTAGACGGATATGCTAGTTTGCTAGTTCCCGGTGGTATTGTAGTACATGAGACACAGAAACTTGATCAACGTCCAAACAATCAAGAACATACAAAATGGATGCTGGAAGCCTTTGCAACTAAATTTGAGATAATCGCACATGGGCAAGCAAGGCCTGGCGGCGGCAGGGAATACTACCATTTTAAAAAGATATAAAAAACTAGTAGTTAGATTAAGTAATAAATCTGATTATAGTGATGTATTAGATTTAGAATTTAGTTTAATCGATAGTCCGTTCTTACACAAATGGATTGACAGAATATTACATGCCCAGCATCGGCAAGATCCTATTAGCGAACCTTGGGCTATGTATAATCTTAACGATAACTGGAATAATGAATCTACACTTAATTTTTTAAACGAACAAATATCTTTTTGTAACAGTGTTAATGCTAACATGTTTGATAGAAATATAACTGACATGTCTGATCAAGACACATTAAACTATTTGCATAGTATATTTGAACTACACCATGGCAAACTTGATACTTGGCAGGATAATCCTATCTTTGCAGGCCCGCAGGGAAATGCGCTTAGACAAAGCCTAAGTCACATTAACCAAACCGTGCATAGATGTGAAGGCAGTGGAGGAAATGCAAAGATTCGGGTAGTGTATTTTGATTTGCCTAAAACAGAAACATTTACTGAAGAGGATTATAGTTTGTTTACTAACGACGTAGTGTTCGGAGGAGTGTATACGTTATATGCCGATGTAGGCAAGAATTTAGAGAGTTTGGCAAATGACAACGACGATCATCACCATGACTTTGTTCCTAACTTACATTACAGTGCAGATTTTGTAGTTAAATTTAATGATATCAATGGCGAGGAACAATACAACCGTAGTAAAAAATATTACAAAGATAATCTATCCTATTTTGACAGCAAAGGGTATTCGCATGGTGATTGTAGATTAACTACTGGGAGTATTAAGTTAGCGCAACTTGTTTATAATGACAAAACTCAACTCTTGGACAAACTAAGTAACTACGACAACATTCAATCAACGTTTATTCAATAGGAGCCTAAGATGGCCTTTAATAATATTATGCAGTTAGCAACTGCCAGTATAGTAAAACACTTACATCCTAATCCCACCGTAGTTGAATGGGGTAATCAAAGATTTAGATACACAGAGGAATGGACCAGTAAATGTAGTGAAGTTGCTGGTAAACCTGTGCGCAAGCCAGTTAAATTTGTATGGGAATACTTTGAAGACTTGGGATTTAGTAACTACTTGGCTATTGATATTAATACAGAGTTGCGTAGTATTGCTATGGATTTAAACTTTATACTCAAAGACAAATACAATTACACTGAGCAATTTGATCTAGTAACTAACAACGGTACTGGAGAACACATCTTTGATCAACGCACTGTATTTGAAAATATGCACAACTTATGCAAAGTTGGCGGTGTGATGTTATGTGTGTTGCCATTTGCTCCTTGGATTAATCACGGCTTTTACAATTACCATCCAGGATTATTTAGAGATATAGCCGCGGCTAACGGATATAAATGGTGTAACTTCTGGCTAGCACAGAACACTGGCAAGTATATAGAAGCACCAATTGATATGGAAAGCTGGGGATTTTACGAACAAAAGAAAGCACGTAACCCACTAAGTGATTTGGAAAAAACATATGATGAATTACATCAACGTGATAGCAAGGCACAGAACATTAGCATTGTTGCAGCGTATATGAAGACAACTGAT